AAGGGGCCACCTACTGCTTGGCCTAAAGAAGGTGCTACAGTAGCTAAAGTATTTTTTAATATATCTAACATAGTCCTATTTCGTTCCTATCCATTCCTAATGGTTGATTAGATATACAGTTTATCATATGTTTTGGGATATATGCATACGGCTCATTGTCGTCATCATACTCAGGTGATTGCGATAAATTCATCATAATTTCATATTGATGGTTTTGATCCCATTTGTGATAGTACAAACCGTCTGTCATAGCAAATACAACTATGAAAGGAACATTTGTAGCTTGTGCAAAAGAAGCTCCATTTTTAAGTTTTGCTACAGAAAGTATTAGGCTTTCATACTTGTCTATTGAAAAAGTCCTGACTTTAACCTCGCACCAATAACACCTATCTTTAGATTCTATCCAATAGTCTAATGAATAATGAACTGGTAATTTATGACAAGTAACACCCCAGGCACCTTCTAAATATCCTGCAACTCTTTCTTCTCTTTTTTGATCGTCTATAGTTTCTAAGCTTGGTTTTTTCATTCTTTAATCCTCATAGTAGGTTGGATCGACAGCAACAAATCTTTTTGTGGGCCTACCTTTACCACCAATTTTTACTTCGATTTCTTGGATCTCTCCAGCATTTCTTAATCTTTCTATAATCTCTTTGACTTCGTATGACTTCATAGATCTAAATAGTTCATGTCTATCAACTTCTCTTTTGCTTATTCCCTCTCCACCACGGGACCTTATATAAGATAGAACAGACTTGATTTTTGCTTCTGTAGCAGAGGATGATACTTTGTCTCTACAAGTTTCTATGAATAACAAATCGTAGTATCTGACATAATCTATTGCCCACTTTGTATATTCACCTTTAATTGTTTTGGCACCTACGTCGTTAGCCAAAGCACATATTAAAGACAAGCGCATAGCTTTTTCTCTAGACCTAGATAACAAAGGTTCTAAATTATTTTTTTCTAAAACGTTTTGTCTTTTGACGACCTCTTCTGCAAACTCATTTAATAGTTGTCTACTATCATCATCAAAAGAGATAACGGTTTGATCTACATTTACCTCTGAGTTTTGTTCTGCTATGTCACCAAAATCAGATCTAGGTCTTCTAATAGCATTTACCCAATCTATAATCAGTTGCGGTGGCTTTTTGTATCTTTTTAAAGCACTTACTTTTCTTGGCTCTTTGGATTCTACGATTATAAATCTGTTCAAAAACCCATCTGCTACTCTTCCTGAGTTCAAAGCCCCATAAAAATTCTTTGGCACAGAAAGACCTACAAGGGTAATTGCAGGTTTGTAGCAGATACGGTTCATAGCTTGTTCTACATATTGTTCAGGTGTGTTCATAAGTGAATAGTTATCAGGTCTTAAGGTACCGTGACAACGGCCCCAAGCTTCCATTAGTGTTTGAATACCGTCTTCTCTGTTAGTGTTTTGCTGTGCAGATATGTTTTCCAAACGTTTGCCAAATTCGTCCATGACTGTAATTTGTGTAGGTCTATATTTAAGAATGGAGTGAACAGCGCCTGAAGATGTGTAACCGTCGCCTACAACTAATCTAGCGTGTTTAGTTTTGTTTAAAACTGACTCAACAAAAGTCTTTATATTTTCTTTACCTTGTCCTGATTTAGCGACACCAACAAAATATAAACTGCTAAAATTGTTCATATCGGTCCTGAACATTCTGCCACAAGCAACACTACCTAGAGCCAAAGCTCCTACTAATGAAAGTTCAGGCTGACTTATTTGTGCTATTTCTTCAGCGAACTCAAACATATTTTTTAGAACGCCTGGTGGATTGTACAGGTTTTTAGGTGGTGCAATATCCTCTTTAGTGTGTACAAATAAAGGGGCTTGTTGGTTTTTTCTGTCGTGTGTTTTTTTTACATTATCTACTACTGAAATAATTTCATGTTTAGGTAAGGGTGGTGAATTTTGTTGATTCCAACTCTCCATAAAAAATTTTGCAAAGTCTAAGTTAAGATTTTTTGAAATTAAATAACCAGCTAACCTAGCTGCTTGATCGTTCCTAGAGCCCTCATTGACTCCATCTAAAGAGAAGGGTGTGACATTTGACTGACCATTAGTTTTTTTGTTACCAGTAATTTGTATCCATTCTTTTTCGGTAAAATCTGGTAGATCCTCAAAACCCCACAGATCCCAATTAGGGTTAATCACCGGCTGATAAACTTGTCCGTTTGCATGTGTATTATATGGAGCAATTATTAAACCACCGTCTCCCCTGATATCAATGTGTCTTTCTATTGGTGTGTCATTTAATCTTTTTGTAGCGAATGTAGTGTAATTTTGTGGATTGTTATAGTAGTAATGCATACCTTTACCAGTTCTAACTTTGTAAGGTGTTTGTGGTATGTTTTCTTCAACCCAGTTCATGGCTTCAGGTGTGTCTGCATCTACAACGATAAACTGACCACAAACCAAAGCGACAGTCATATCGTCCCTGTCTTTAAACCAAGTTTCTACTTCTTCTCTTTTTGGTCTTTGCTCTTTGAACTGGGCCCAGCCTTTGAAAAAAGCAGGTGGCTTTTTGGATTTACGCAATAAAGGCACTACATCAAGCCCCTCATCGTAATATGCCATGGCTAACTCATAGACACTTTCTTTGCCGTTGAAGTTAATAGAAAACACTATTTTATTTCATTTGGACAACCGTAAATTGATTCATAGTCTAATCTTCCGTTGGTTGCTATTATTATTTTTTTTGCTTGTTCTACGCTTGGGCGTCTATAGCCCCATCGCCATGACCTAATAGAGGCTAAAGAGACTTCAAACTTTTTGGCTGCTTCTTCCATACCAATATGTTTAATCATTTCTCCTAACGTATAAGGTCTGACATCTTTATGTTCGAATTGTGGTTGAAGCCCTTGTTCTTTGAGCTTTTTAAGACGGTCCTTATTTATTTCTGTCAAACGATGACAATAATTAACGAACCATTCTGCATCTGATTCCATCAGTTTCCTCCATTATTTATATTGACAAATCGTAACCCTTTGATAAAATCTTGTCAACTACGGAGATTATTTATGAGTATATTAAAAAATGTAGTAAAGCCTGACCAGCTTGTTAATAAACAAGGTGCAAAGATCCTAATTTATGGTGAATCTGGTGCAGGTAAAACTTATACATGCTCAACGGCTCCTGGCAAAGTGCTTGTAATAAGCATGGAAGCAGGACTTCTATCTATTCGTGATAAAGAGAACGTTGATGCTATAGAAATAAAAACTTATGAAGAGTTGAATCAAATATATGGTGAGCTCAAATCGGGTGAACATGACTATGATACAGTATGTCTAGATTCAATATCAGAAATGTCAGAGATTCTTTTGGACCACGAATTAAGTGTAAATAAAGATGCTCGTAAAGCTTATGGAAATGTTCAGATAACATGCACAAATGTTATGAGAATGTTTAGAGATTTACCTATGCACGTTATATTTGTTTGCAAGATGGCAAAAGAAAATAACGATGGTGTTTGGTTTTTCCAACCAAAAATGATTGGTACTAAGCTAGGACAATCTATACCTTACTTTTTTGACGAAGTTTTATGTTTAAGAGTAATGGAACAAACAGATGGAGATGGTAAAGCAGTACATACTAGATGGTTGCAAACTACTCTTGCTGAGGGTTTTGTCTGTAAAGATAGATCAGGCAAACTAGAAGCTTTAGAGGAACCGAATCTTTCGAGTGTCATTACCAAACTTGGTTTTAGCAACCAGGTAGAATCGGCCCCTACTAAAATGGAGGTAGCTAGTGAAGCATCCATCTAATTTTGTGCCCGTCAATCCTGATTTTCCTGACGAAGAACAAATGTGGGAAGAAAAATATGCGGATCTAAAAATGTTTGATGAAACTGAAAGAAAACGTTTTACAGACATAGATTTTGAAGAAGCTACATATGAATATACAGATATTCTGTTTGAGAATGAACAAAGAATTAAACAAGCTCAAATGGATATCTATGAGATTTTGTGTAGAGATTGTGACGATTTAGAAATGGATCAGGAAAAAGATCTGAACATTGTATATCTAAACTTAACGAATCTATTTTCAGAAATAGCTAAATTAAGATTTAGAAATTTTAAAATCAAGAGTAGAAAATTAATTCTTGAACAACTTAGTAAAGGGAGAAAGAAATGAGCGATTTTGACGGCGTAGATTTTTTTAAAGATGTAGGAACTGCATCTGAAAAAACAGCAGCACCAAAAGGTGTACATGAAGCCTGTATTCTTAAAGTTGAGGACCACACTACACAAAATGGTGATAAGGCCCTTAAAGTAATTTTTGAGATAGCAGGTGGTAAGTATTATGACCAAACCGAGTATTACAACTTGTGGCATAGTAGTGAAAATGCAAAAAGAGTTTCTAACGAAATTTTTTCATCTTTGTGTTTAGCTGTAGGTTTTGATGCATTTCCTAACAAGAAAGAAGAACTTGTAGGAAAACTGCTGAGAGTAGCTATTGGTGTTAAAGATGTTGATCAACCTGACGGTGGTGTTAAACAATATACCAACGTTAAAGGTTACATGGCATCCGCTAATACAGGTTCTAGTGGGTCTGGCTCTGCCGTTGGAGCTAAACCATCACTAGGAGGTTGATTGCATTTTAGACATAATGTAATCTAAATGTGAAAATTTTAAATTTTTCATTTATATCCTGTGGCCCCTCTTCGGAGGGGTTTTTTTTTCAAAACTATTCTGTATAATTTTAGGAAAACTTATATACGAAAGTTGTAGGTTTTCTCCATATTTAATTTCATTGGTACTGAGGGGCTTCGGCCCCTCTTTTATTTGAGTTCTTTAATAATTCTTTTGATGTAAAACATACTTTTTTCTAGATCCTGTATGTCTGTACCTTTATGTTTATATCGCCACAAGTATTTCATAGCGTTGCCTTGGCACCAAGATTTAAAACCCTCCTGCCCTAGAGCTTCTCTAACCGCTTCAATAAATTCAATTGAACCCTTAGTGTAATGCGGTGGAGTGTTCACCATATCTGTTTGTTTTTTCATATGTCTAGCTCTATAACATTTGGGCAGTTGTATGCTTGTAGATTTTGTACGGCTCCTTGCATAATTTTTTCATAATTTTGTATTATGTATTCTAGTTCTATCCAATACTTTTCTAAATCAGCTGTATCAAATTTAAATATTTTAGAGGCATAAGGGCTAGTTTTTTCTTGTGCTACAAAAACAAATTCTTTGACATTAAAACCAGCTTTTTGAAATCCTCTTGTGTACCAAGCGGCTTGATATTGATAGCCGTATTGTTTGATAGAGTTTACAAATTTATCGGGATCGCATGATTTTGTGGTTTTGTAATCCACCACAATTAGATCTTTTGTATTCGACATAGGAGCATCTGGGTGTCTAATGACATCGGCTTTTAATTTGCAAAGTGTGTCACCCTCCCACCAGTATAAAGCTCTTTCATATGGGTAATTGAAATGTTCACTCGGATATTCACTTTCGCTTGGATGTAAAAGTTTGTCTCCTATAGGCAACATATTTTCAGACATAGCTTTAATAGTTGAAAAGTCTTTTTGACTTATGCAAGTAATTCCTTTTTCTTCACATTCTGCTATAAGGTCCTTATTAGCTGCTGAATACATACTGCCTGATA